TTATTTTTGAAATAGGAGTGATGACAAATGCCAAATATATTTGATTCTGTAACAGCAGCAGAGATAGGAACTTATTACACGTCTAATGGATCTAACAATATTCCATATTTGGGAGCTACATTGTTTCCGCCTAAGAAACAATTAGGATTGGATTTAAGTTGGATTAAGGCAGCTAATGGACTCCCAGTAGCATTACAACCTGCAGCTTTTGATACTAAGGCCACTTTGAGAGACAGAGTAGGATTTGCAAAGATTGAAACCGAAATGCCGTTCTTCAGAGAAGCTATGAAGATTGGTGAAAAAGACAGGCAGGAACTTAATAAGGCAAAGTCTGCTGCAAACGCAGCTTATATAATGCCTGTAATCAATAAGATATTTGATGATGCATCTAATCTTGTAAATGGTGCAGAGGTAGACAACGAGAGAATGAGGATGCAATTACTTTCAACTGGTGTTATTGCTATAAGTGCTAATGGAATAGCCTATAACTATGATTATAAATTTAAAGAATCACATAAAGAGGCATTGCTTACAACTGCTAAATGGAGTGATTTAGTTAATTCTAATCCTGTAGATGATATAAGAAGATGGCAGGATGCTGTAGAAGATGATACGGGTTCAAGGCCTACTAATGCAGTATGTACTAGAAAAACATGGAACTATCTCATGAATAACCAAAAAATTAAACTTGATATGAATACTCAAAATGGCCAGAATATGATCTTAACAGATGCAATGTTGAAAACTTACTTCCAAACTAAGCTAGGACTCCAAATTGCGGTATACAATAAAAAATTTGCACTGCAGGATGGAACTTCTAATTTATTTTACCCTGATGATAGATTTACTCTTTTCCCTGATGGAAATTTAGGAAATACTTATTTTGGTACTACTCCAGAAGAAAGTGATCTTATGGCAGGAGGAACAGATGCACAGGTGCAGATTGTAAATACCGGAGTTGCAATAACTACTATAAAGCATCCGCATCCAGTAAATGTTGAGACAATAGTTTCTGAAATTGCTATGCCAAGCTTTGAGATGATAGATACTGTATTTATTGCTACAGTAGCATAGAGAAGGGAGTGATTTTATATGGCAAATACTACAGCAAATACAACGGCTACTAAGCCAGCAGAGTTTACTAAATCTGCAGCAGCTGTTGAAGAATTTAAACTTATCAAAAATATAAAGTATGGAGACAAAGTTTATAAAATAGGAGACAAGGTAAAAGTTAAACCTGAAGACCTTGAGGAATTTAAGAAAGCTGGAGTAATTAAAGTAGGTGAATAATATGCTTGAAAATGTAAAGATGCTTTTAGGCATAACTGATGATGATACTTCCAAAGATAAGCTGATAAATTACTATATAAATTCCATATCCACAAAAATATTGAATTACACTCACCGTACTGAATTGCCGAAAGAACTAGAGCATATAGTTGAGGAAATCACAGTTGATAAAATAAAGAACAGTGAAAATGGTAATAAAGTTAAAAGCAT